ATTATTATACAGCTGAGGACCATGCCAACCTGGAACACTATGAAAAACATAGAGGAAAGTTAGGGGAAGAGGAATGACAGGGGTTTTCTTATAGTATCTTTAAGTTATCCCAACCATCTTTATTAATAGTCATAGTAAGAACACCAGGCTCAGACCACAGCCCAGTTCGTGCTGTGAAATCATCTGACATATCTAAGCTAGGACATTGGACCCATAGTCTGTTCTGATGGAGACTTTGAAAATGATGGTAATGACCCGATATAAGAATGGAAGCATCACCTGGTTCTAAATTTCCTGCCATCTGACCCTTCCACCAATTCATTATCTTTCCTGCTGGACCACTACCTTGTCCACCTGCCATGTGTCCATGAATTATACAAGCAGTATGACCATGTATCGTTATGTTCTGATGGAAGTCTTTAGATACATCAACAGTTACCTTCTTGTATCTATCATTGTTTGCAAGTATCTCTCCTACTATTTCAAAGTGCATTGTGTCTGAGTTGTCTAACCTACTGGTAAGCACACCACCTTTACTACTTCTAGTCATCTCTCCATGATTTCCTGGTATTGCATGGACAAAAATTTTATCAACCATTGGTAGGAATGTATCAACGCAGCGGATAATAAGTTTTCTTGCAAGATGATACTGCTGCTTTAGATTCAGAGAAACATTGTGTGCTTGTGAATCGTAATAATGGGTATTACAATTTTCTGTGATGTCCCCTAATCCTAATAAATATACTGCATCAATAGTATTGCCTAACTTGTTATGGTTCTTTATCTCCTGGACCGCATTAGCCAATGCTAGTTCCAATCTTTTAACTGCATTCTCAACTCCATAGTCGGTTTTTCCAAGTTGCCAGTCTGATAAGGTAAAGATGAAGCTAGTAGAACCGCCATGTTTTTTATATTTTAGTTTTGGTTTCTTAGATATTTCTTTATTAAGTTTATCAAACCATTCATCTCTGGCTGGATTCTTTTTCTTTACTATTCCTTTGAAGGCATAGAAGGTTTCAACCACACCACCTTTAAGCTGGGTATTCCAACTGGATGCTTTTACTGAACCTTCAATCTCATAAATCTCTGGGTCAAATCCCCACTCTTTTAATATCTCATTGAACTTAGATTTATAGTTTGGGTCCTGACCCACATGAGTTATCTCACCAGTACCAGCTTGTTCATCAAAGTCTATTGATGGCTGCCAACCTGATTTATAATAGTTATTACCTAAGTCTTTCTTCTTTGTCATAACGCAACCCTTCTTTCACTTGGTTACATTATACACAAATTGAATGACTGTTTTTTTACTTACTAATTTGTTTTTTGGCGTACGCTTTTACCACGGCAAGAGCGGCTGCCCCACCAGATAATAACGCAAGTTGAACTACCTCGGCATCAACACCAACTAATGGTGCGATAGTCAAGGAAGCAATAAATGCTTCAGCGAATGTCCAGATGCTTCGTTCTAACATATCTTTAAGTTCTTCACTCATCTTATAACTCCATGCTTCATTCCAAGGTGTCCATTTAATATCGGTCTTAAATGTCCCATCAGAATTTCTGCTTCTCTTATACTTTTCAAACATATCTATAACCCCCTAAACATCCTGCGACTTATCGCAAATCTTGTACTGTTTTCTAATTTAATTTTACTATATTCTATTGTTACTTTATCTCCTTTTAATAAAGCATCTCGTACTTTAGGGTACATTTTCTTATACGCATTTACACTTGCCCCAACCATTCCATTGAAACTAACATCTAAATCCTGCTGAGTGTCTCCTACAATTAAACAACCTGAAGTATGTTCATCTGTGTTACCTGTATGAATTAAAATATATTCAAAGCCAGGAACATCTTGTAACCAAAGCATACCTTTGTGGAAGTCCCCATATTTTTTTACATACCTTGAATGGAATCCGCCAACTCTTCGTAATTTAATTTCATATTCTCCCTCTGGAATACAAGTTTCGTGCATCACTTTAACATCTCTATACTCATCTTCTAATGTATAACATTCAAAGACTCCATCAATGAATAGCAATCCATTTGTTGCATCTTCTCCAAACTGTGTTCTTATTACTTGTAGTTTCATTCTTCTAAAAACATTTTTATAAGTTTACCTATTACATATCCTAGCATCATATACGCACCAATAAGGATAATCTCCATTAACTACTTTCTTAAACTTAATGTGATAAGCCATAGGGTTATTGAACCTAATATAGCTATCCCCACTATATCTTTAGCAGTACCAGTTAAGGTAA